GTACCCAGGTAGACTCGGCGTGATGCGGCTGTTTGTCGTATCAACGACCCCCTCCGTGTCGAAGCTGATGGTGTCGATGAGCACCTTCGTGCCTGAAGCCGCGTTTATATTCTGCGCCGCGTTCCGGTATGCGCGGGCCTTGATCTTGCCGGTTGTCCTCTTTCCTATCAGTATCCATCGTTTTGTTCCGGCATTGGCATCAGGAGTGATAACGTCCGGGGAGCTTTCGGTTGCCCCTGAATCACCATCCAGCTTATAGATATAGAGTTTCTCCCCGACTACGACATGCGCGAAATCGCCATCCGTCAGGCCCGCGCCGTCTATGGAATCAAGGGCATCGGCAGTCCCGCCGATCAGTGCGGTTTTCGACCAATAGATTTTATTCGCCATTTATATCACCTCTTTGAGATTAAAGCTGATTTGCGACTTCTCGCTTGTGATATGCTCGATCTGCGGGGAGTCTATTCGTTTTGCGAATATCACGAATTCATGGTCCGTTACGTTCGATCCATCCATAAGCCTTATAGCAAGCGGCTGCGGGCCTACCGCGTCGAATATGCGGTGCTTGAGCTTCCAGGCGTTCGCCCTCGTTTCAAGCATGGTCAGATTATCAAAAGTCCGGACCACGTTTCTCTTGCGGAAATAATCCGCGCCGTTGTTCAGTTCTTTTTCTATCGAGTAGTCTATGGATGATTCACTATTGTATGGAGCCGGGTTCCTGAACTGCTCAACGACACCAGCTCTTATAATGCCCGCGCTCGGAACGCCGTCAGCGGTCAGGGTAACCGTGACAATATGCGGCCCGGTGAATTCCGGATACTCACCCCAGAGCCGCCCCTTTTCCCCGGGAAGCGAGTAGGCAGTGACAACAGCAACTTCATCATCGGCATAGGAGTACCCGTCTTCCAGGGACCAGTCTGTTTCATTCTCATATGTCTCTCCGGACCCCGCCGACACGACAACCGATGTTGCATTGGTATTCAGAAGCTCAATGGCCGATCCCTTGGAAACAAGCAGGGTGATCGTGGCCGTGGTTCCGGATGCCGCTTTCCACAGGTTCGTGGTGAAGTTGTCCCGAAGATTCGTGACCGGGAAATTGGCATCGGACGAGCTCGCGGAAATGGAGGTCACATTATCGGTAAGGGTGTCGATGTCGATTATGATCTTCATGCGGCAGAAATGGCCCCCTCGCCCTCGATGCTGATGGTTGCGTCCACGAAATCATATTGAATAATCCGCACCCTGATCCATGATTCCAGGTCTTCGACGTTGCCGGTATCCGGCAGAGTGATCTTCTGGCCGAGCTTTGGGAAATTCCCCGCGATCATCGGGACAGACAAGTTCACCCGGGGAGCGTTCTCGATGTTCATGATATCATCGAGTGCAGCGTCTATGTTTGCCTTCACGGAATGGAAGGCCTCGACGCACATACCCGTACCGTAGGGGTAGGCTGATGCCCGGGAATAGATCACGTTATCGGATGAGCACTTTATCTCGGCTATGGGTGTCTTGTACCGATATTTCGGGTATGCGAAGAATTCAAACTCGGTCAGCGTCCACTCCCCGTTATCCAGGAGCATGTCCACCAGGTAAGCCGTGGAGCCGATGACATAGATCAAATGCGAGTAAAAGGCCGCGATGTCGGACGCTACATTGATCGCAAGGCGATCAGATGTAAGGGTCCAGGTCACATTCGGTGAGGTTGCCCGGGCATAGGTGGTATTTACCGCCGTGATCTCCGGTATCTGTGTGAGGATATCCGTGATCACATCATTAAGCGTGTCGTTCCAATGAGGGGCAAGGGTACTGTAATTCGTCCAGGTGGTCGGCGTGGTCCCGGTAGCCGTGAAGATCGTCCCGGTGACATTCGCCCCACCCACGTTGGTGAAATCATCGCCAGCAACATAGTTGACGATCTTATACGCCCTGCCCGTTTCCAGTGTGCCGAGACCGAGGATGCTCAGTTTATCATCATAGATTGGTCCATTGAGAGCGTACCTGATGGACTCCCGATCAAATTCGGAAAGGTGCGCCGTGCCATCGAATACAAGCTCCTTCTCATCCTCGGTGGTGTCGGTATAGTAGATCGATATCGGGCAGGACACGGGAGGAGGCCAGTCACCGGAGAACAACTCAGGATTGAACGAAATGGACCCGAAGGCCATCTTCGCATAACCGCCATGATCTGTTGGGATCGCCAGCGTAGGGGCATCGAAACCGGCAACCATCGGCTTCCAGTTATGCGTGAGTCCGTGGCCCTCGATAGATACCCGGTTCACTACGCTGTTGATGGTGATCTCTACAAGCAGCATTATTGATATATCCTCGCCGTGGGATTCACGCCCCTCTCATTCCGTGCGACCACAACGCCGTCCGCTACCACCTTCATTTCGCCCGTGAATTCCTTATTGCCGATGTACAGGCAGAGCTTTTTGATAACCAGTCCGCCGCCGCCCTCTACCTTCGCGGGTACGGATGCCTTTTGCGATACCACAAGCTCAGTGCCGTGCAGGGTTGCGGAGTAACCTGACTCAGGACCAACAGCGAGACCGCCGTATCTCATGCCGAAGCCGGACGTTGCGCCACCGCCGTAATCACCTCCGGTATGGGCAGGGCCGCCCCGCTCTCCTGCGTCACGGACACCGCCGCCACTCCTGCCACTCCCGCCGTAGCCGCCGCCCCAATTATCACCATAGTTCACGGCGCTATCACCGTAGCCTATGCCGTAATCATCATATCCAGGGCCTCTGCTCGGGGATGCGCCCATGCTGCTATCACCGCCGTACATGGATGGATCACCTATACCAAGATCGCCATAGCCGCCCCATCCATACATTCCGCCTGATTCCCATCCAGCCGCGCCCATGCCGTTCACAAAATCATTGAAAGCCTGCCTGCCGCCCTTGTAGCCGAGAGCATCCTCAAGGGTATCGCGCAGGCCCTCAAGTCCACGAGCGTTTAGTGCATCGCCTATCGCGTCACCGATTGCCATACCTGCCACGCCACCGAGTCCCGCAGCCGCCGCCCCGGGTATGCCAGTCAGCTTGGATGCCATACCCATGAGCAGCGACCCGATGGTCTGCCCGTATCCTGCCCATTTGCCCTGATAGCCGATGTCCTCCTTTACCCCGGCGGGAATACCGCCAGCCAGAAGGGATCCGGTTATCAATTCAGGGTTCAAGGCCCCCTCCACGAATCTATCCCATCCGATCATGTTCTGTGCGGCAAGGCTCATGCCCTGCGCCAGTTGCAGGCCGTAGGATCTCAAGGTGCCCTTTGCCACAGCACCCAGGACCGCTTTGTCGGATGCGTCCGACCACTCATGCCCGCCGGATGGTGACATGCGGGACACGCCGCTGACTGCGGAACTTCCGTCCCCGCCCCGCACGATGGACGCGATATCTGCCGGCACAACCATTTCACCCTTGTGAATCACGGCAAGGTGGTCTTTCTCGGCTTTCCACAGGCCGGAATCCCACCAGCCGAGTCCGGAGCCCACCATGTCAATGCCCCATTGAATCGCCATCTCCGCAACGGTGTCGGTGAGCTTGCGGAGCATCTGGTCAAAGAAGGAATCCCAATAGTCCTCAAAGGACTTCATGTCGCCCTTGATAGCGTCGAACAGGCCGTCAGAAAGGGCGCTTTTTCCGGATGTAGCGAACTGCTTGAATATGCCCTCGCCTGCCTGCGCCCAGGTGAGTTGATCTTCTTTTGCCCTCTCGAAACCGATCCTGATCCCGGCAAAGAAATCATTGGAGGAAAGGATCATCTCACGGTCAAGCTGCTTCTTTTTCGAGAGATACCAGGCATCAACCACGTTGCGGTCTTTGGTCAGGGTGTAATAGTTGTCGCGCTGTTTCTTGAGGGCATCGAGCTCGAAATCGTAGTAGTCTTCCGCGTCCTTGCCCATGTCCTTGTACATGGTCTTGTAGGCGTTGGCTTTGTCGGCGGCATACTTCTTTTCCTCGTCCTTCTGTTCCTTGAGCCGCTTCGCTTCCATCTGGCTGATCTTGAGGTTGTCGGCAACGGATATTTCCTTGAGGGCGCGGAGTTGGTTCGCGTGAAGAATCGCCTCCTTGTGATTCTGGTCCTCGATTGCCTTCAGCTCGGCTACGGTGAATTGAGTAGCCTTTAATTCCTCTTCTCTTCTCTGCTTCGCCTCTTCAGCCCTCTGTTTTTCTGCGAAGGCTTCGGCTTCGGCTGTAATCTTTCTTTTTTCGAGGGTCTTCAGATTCTCGAGCTCAAGAACAAGTTGCTCTTTCTGTAGCGCCATCTCTTCAACGATGGTCTTTCTCCAGGGAAACTTGGAATGAATGGCGATCTTCTTATCAAGGAGCTCTATCTCTCGCTCGTACTGGCTTTCCAGGGTGCCCTGTTCTTCTTTCCACTCCCTGTGGGCCTCAATGCCGTCATTTATAGCCCTAACTACGGCCGCAAAGCCTCCAACCACATCGGACAGTGGACCCTTTACCAGCCTGCCGAACTCAAGGCCGAGGTTCGTTGTAGCGGCCTCAAAACTATCCATCTTTTCCGCGCCGGTCAGCACTTCAAGATTATGTCTGGACAGGGCTTCTTTTCCCGCATCGAGGGTAGCGTTGAGAATGGCCTGCTTCTTCTCCTTGTCGGTCAACTGCTGTACGGTTTTCCCGAGGCTATCCGCCATCTGCTCATTTGCTGTGCCAACCTTGAGCGTAAGGCCGAGGTTGTCCAAGATAAGAGGAGATCCGCGCCCAATGCCTGTGGCGATGTCGTTGAATGCCTGCGTGGTCGTGATGCCCATATCCCTGGCTTTTGCCCTAGCAATGAGCATCAAATCCCCGAGTTTTTCAATGGGGATGCCTAGGGATACGGCCTTATTCATGCTCTCCTGGAGAGACTTGTTGTCGATCAGTCCACCGGAAAGGTCCCTGACGCGGGTGAAGGTTTTTTCCGCATCCGCACCCATGCTCTGAGCCATCGTTTTAAATGCTTGGGCGCTCTGCTCATACTGTGCCGCCTGTTCTGCGAGGTTCCACGCTTTCCGCACGGTGAGATATGCCGCCGTGATCGCTGCCGTAGCCGCCAGCCAGTTCTTCTTAAGGCTTTCCAGCATAGTTGTCTGGTGGCCGAACTGCTGATCATTCAGGGCCTTCAACTGTGCGTTCTTGGCCTGCTCTGCTCTTATAATGTCGTTCGCGGTTGCCTTGCTGCTGTTCTTGATCATGTCGTACGAATTGGTGATCTTCGCCCGCATGAGGTCAAATTCGGCGCTGCTCTTTATGCCGAGCTTGCGGAAATTGTCCTCGATGCCGAGGGATACTTGGGTAGCGTCTTTGTAAAGCCTCTGCTGACTCTTCGTGTAGCGCGAGGCGTCGAGGTCAAGCTCTACAAAAACAGTCCCGATGGATTGCCCTGCCACTATTTCACCCCTATGATATAGCGTACTCTCTGAATCGATTCAGCCAGCGCATTCCGCATAAATGGCTTGCCAGAATGCTCAACTATGGAGGCGTAATATGCGAGAGTGTTCCCCGCGTACACGCGCACATTTCGTTTTCTCATGAGGGGCTTCCCCGACTTGCTTTTCTTCTGCGTCACGCGGATTGATTTCTTGAGCTGGCCTGCGTCCCTGGCCGTCCACGGCTGGCCTGCATACGGACCTTTCTTGTACATCGGCCTGGAGATAGTCCCGACGGGGCATTTCCTCCGTGCAGTCTCGGCCACCACCTCAGCGGCTTCCAGAAGACGCTCGATTGCAACGTCCTCGAAAGACTGATCCATGGCGTTGGGATTCCAATTTTCAACCCGCATTTTCAGCCCTCTGCCTTTCGGCCTCTTCCGCCATCTTCCCGGCAAGCACTCGGCCTATCATTTTTACCCGGTCGAATATCACGACACGCTCCCTATGATCCGAGATACCCACGATATTCATGGCTGTCTCGATGGATGGGGCCGGGATTGTAACCCTCGTATTGCCCGAGAAGATCCAGTCATCCCCGCAGCGGTCAAAGACCTCCATTGCAGCCTGATTGCACGGGAGAAGCGGCTCCGGCCTGCACGTATCACAGGGAGGGGCGACAAGTTGAATATCGCCCTTCTCCCCGGGTAGCCTGGTCGATGCCGCTCTGTATGTCGCCATGCATTCCTCGCAGCTTTGCCGTCCTATGCAGGATCTCCAGACGGCGAAGTCGATAAGTTTTTTGTTTCCGCCTCCACCTTTGCCTGTTGTGCCTCGTCGAGAGCCTTTACCTTATCGTTGACGAAATCGCGGAAGGAGGGGTCTGTCATACGCATGAGAGCCGTTTTATTCTCAGGTGTGCAGGGAATGGGCTTCTTTTTTTCCTCATCGAAGAAGAAATTCTCCCACTCCATGATGGTGCAGTCGTTGGTCAGCCGCGCCGCCTTGTCGTTGTCGGGAACCTCGTAATTGAGAACTCTGGGGGGCTTGCCCTCTTCCTCGTGCAGATACGGCCTGTTCTCAACCGATTCTTTGTGGATACGAAAAAAATCCTCGGTAGTGGGAACACGGAGCTTGACTCTCCCACCGCCCGGGTAATCGAACCACACACCCTCGGATTTTTCGATTTTGAATACCGCCATAAATCCCCCTTACAGGGTGCCGCCGTGCAGAGTGGTCGTCGCAAGCGCTGCCTCGGTGGTGAGATCCTGCCCGTCCGCCAGGGTGATAGTACCCGCTTCCACGGCCTTGATGGTGTAACAGCCGTCATTGCTTGTAGACCCGTCGATCATGAGTGTCTGACCGGCAGCGAAACCAGCCGTCACAAAACCGTTGGCCGAATCGGTGATGGTCGCATTCCCATCACCCACCGCTACAAAGGCCATCGTAGGGGTTTCAACATCGGCCTTGTGGACCGTAAAAATGGCATACAGGCCGTTGACGGACCATGAGCCACTGAAGGGGAATGTTCCGTTCTTGTTCGCCGCGCCGGGGGTGTGGCTGATGACCTGGAACCCCGCCTCGGAATCCTGCGCCGTATCGGGAGCGAGAAAATCACCGGTCACGGTATCGATGTACACCCGGGCATCCGTGAACTTGGTGTTATCCTTGAGGTACTGCTTGAGCTGGTCCTGTCCCTTGGTATCCCCGAAAACCATGTTGCCGGAGTAGGAGATATCCCCGTGCTCACCGCCGCCCACATCGTTCACGGCGAAGTCCACGCCGAACTCTTCCGATTTGATCTTGCTCCTGGTTAGAGCAGGAAGGGTCAGGGAGTTCAGTCCCTTGATAGTGGCCTGATTATCACTCCCGTACTTCAGGATGATTGCCGCATTTACGCCGAGCTTTCTATTTACAGCCATTGTCTTCTCTCCTTTTTATGGTTTTTCTATCAAAACAGCGTAGTCTACGGCGTAATGCCAGACTTCCGCCGTTCCTGCCGGGGTTGTGTGCTCCTCACTGATCGGGGTAGTGTTCTGCCTCCACATGCGGAGCAGATAGCCGCCACCGGATGATATGGACAGGGAGCACTCGTCATAAAGCGCCGTGAGATATCCGAGGATGGTTTCAACTTCGTTTGTGGAGTACGGGTCTGCGGAGAAGATGCTGAACTGGATTAAATAGTCCTCATAGTCCTCGGTGAACGTGCCGTCAGGAACATCGGATATCACCCGGTAAACGATATATGGGTACTGTGCGCCCTCAGGGGCCCTGCCCTTGTAGATCCTGCCGCCCACGGATGCATGAAGGGCCGTGCCTGCGGCCTTGGTATAAATGGCGGTTGTTAGGTTCTTCATGCCGCCTCCTTACACACCAAGTCCAGCCATTCGTTCCGCATTTCCGTGTTGACCGGCGGGCCGACTATGTTGAAATACCGATCACCGAACTTCACCCGCCAGGAGGGGCGGATATTCGCCCTGTATCGAATTCTGACCCGGTGCGTGATCTCGCCTGCCACTTGCATATTCTTGACTTGTTCGTTTGCCGACACCGGCCAGATCGCCGCCCAGACAGTCGCAATATCCGTCCATGTGGTCTTGAAGCCGCCCATGCCGTCAGGGGTCAGCGTGGGGGCCTGAAGGGTGATCCTGTGCTTGAGATCGCCTATCCTCATCCCCACAACCTCACAGGGTAGAGCAGCCTTTCAGCCGCTTTGTTTTCCGTCACGATCGTGCCGATGGTCCGCTCTCCCCGGTTTTCGTACAGATCCGCGCAGATCAGCTTGATCGCGCTCTTGATCCGCTTGGGAACATCGGCAGCCGCCTCCCACCCGCAGACGAACCGTATCTTGATCGGATTGGAAGGATAGAGGGTTAC